ATGATTGAAATTTTTTCTATTTTTTCTTATAATTCTGTAGCCATTTATGTAGCCAAAGTAAAAAAGCTAATTCTGGCTACAAAAATACTAAAAAAGGTTTTTTTAATGCTAACTCAAAAAGATATAGACAATTTAGAAATAAAAGATAAAAGGTATATGATTAGCGTAGGAGAACCAAAAGAATTATATGTCCGAGTTAATCCAACAGGTAAAAAAGTTTTTTATTTAAGAGCTTCAAAATTTAAAAATTTTATAACAATAGGGGAATGCCAAAAAGGTGTTTTAAATGTTACAAATGCAAGAGAAAAAGCAAAAGATCTTTTAAAATCAATGTATGATGGAAAATTTATCGGCAAAAATGATAAGGTTATGACACTTGAAAAAGCAAATTTTCTTTATGTTGATATAAAATCTAAAAAATTAAATTCAGCTACAATCAAAAAAGAACAGTCAATTTTTAAAAAATATATTATTCCAACTTTGGGACAAAAAGATATAAATGAATTGAAAAAAGATGATTTTCTACCTATTTATGATTTAATGCAGAAAAAAGGAATATACGAAACAATAAATAAAAATATATCTTTGCTATGTAGGATATTTGAGATTAGTAGACAAAGAGGTGACTTAAAAACAGATATAATACTTTAATTGAAAGATTTAAAGAAATTTTACAATGAAGCAAATCACAATAAAGTTAAACATTTTAAAGCTATAGTAGAAGAACAAGAAATAAAAAATATGTTAGAATGTATGAAAGAATATAAAAATCATCCACGGACAAATACAACTATAATTAATGCAATTTATTTTACGCTTTTAACAGCACAAAGAAGTAAAAATATTCGATTTGCTAAATGGAGTGATATTGACTTTGAAAACAATCTTTGGATTATAAAAGCAGATGAAATGAAAGTAAGAACTAATGGTGATAATATTATCCCTTTAAATAAATATGCTTTAAAGATACTAGATATGCAAAGAATTTTAAATGGAGATAAAAAGTATATTTTCGCTAATAATAATGGAACTATTAGCGAGAATTTTGCTGTAAGATTTTTTAAATTTTATAATTTAGAGCACACTATACATGGATATCGTTCTACTTTTAGAAGTGTTTATACTAATAAAAGCAATGAGTTAATTCAGCAAGGTATTAGTAAAGATATAGCAGAAATGATATTACATCATATAAGCGGCAATGAAATAGAAAGGGCTTACAACAGAGCCAAGGCAATTGATTTAAGAGTAAAACTTATGCAATGGTATGGAAATTACTTAAATTCTCTTTGTGAGTTTTGCTTTTAATGTCTTTTAGCTTTAAGCCATTTTTCTATTTCTTTTATTTCATATCTTATGGATTTTCCTATGCGAATGTAAGGTATTTTACCATCTTGTCTTAACTTAAATAATGATGTTATACTAACTCCTAAATATTCGCTCAATTCTTTTTCTCTAAAATATTTTTTAACCATTTTCAACTCCTAATCTTTTATCTATAATTTCAAAAATAGTATCCTTGTAATAACTCCAAAGCCATTTCTGTTCTTCATCTTCTAAATCATCAACGCTTAAATTACGCCATTCTTTTATTGTTTTAGTATCACAACCTAAATTCATCATAGTTTTTGTAAAAGTCATAACATAGGTATCAACGACAACACTAAAGATATTTTTCATATCTCCTATACAGTCCCTAAGATCTACATTTTCAAATATACAATTTTCAAATTCTGTTCTTAGAAAATTACAAAAATGGAAACTTGCTCCACTAAAATCGCAATCTATAAAAGATGCATTCTTGCTTGAAATATCATTTAAATTAGCGTTTTTAAAACTAGCACCATTTATAAATACATTATCAAAATCCAAACCACTTAAATTTAGATTTTCTAAGTTTGCATCATTTAAAGAAATACCTTCTAAAATGCAATACTCAACTAATTCTTTTTCATTTTTTCTATCATCTTTGATAATGATAGTTTCATCAAGTCTTTTTAAAATTCCCATCTCATCTCCTTAATATTTTTTTCCATTTTTCTTCGTATTCATCATAATTTTGCCAATAATCAAGAGTTTGTTTTAGCTTCTTAACAACAGCATCCCAAGTTGTTATTTTTGTACTTTCTAATGCTATTTTTTCAGCTAAAAATTCAAATTCCCATTCTTTAAAGCAAAGCATATTATAATCCTTAGCTAGTATTTTTCTAAGCTCTAGTAATTCTTCCTTGCTAAGCTTTCTTTTAAAGCTTAACTCCTTTTTATTTTCTAAGTCGTATTTTAGGGCTTTGATTTTGTTTTCATAATGTTCCTTTTGTTGTTTTAATTGAGATTTATAACCTATTTTTTGATGATGATTTAAAGAATTAAGCCTTAGATTTTCATCGCTTAGGGTTTTAAATCTAGCCTGTGTTTGCTCTCTTAAAAGCTTAGCTACTTTTTTGCGGTATTCTTTAGCCTTAGGACTTTTTATAAAAAAGCCTAGCATATAAACACCTTCTAAGGTCCATTTGATTACTCTTTGTCTTCCGCCTTTGGTTTGCTCATAATCATAGAAATAGTGTATATTTTCTATGAGCTCATCAGCGTGATAGTTTTTAGTGCTATTTATGTTTTGTTTTGAAGTTTCATAAGATATTGCAACTTCTGTATTTAAAAAAATTGTTTTTGGGGTTAAAGTTTGCATAATTACTCTTGCTTTTTAATTTAAAAGCAAGAGTGTTTTATAAGTTTAGTGTTGTTTTTTTACCTTTTTATAAGCTTTGTAAGCCTCATAAGAAGCAATAATAAGGCAAATTGTTAAAAATCCACTGATTATATATTCGCCGCTCATTTTTTCTCCTTTCTATCTGCATAAATACTAAGTGCCATAAGTGCCACACTGCCAAACACTATATAAGTGTTATTTAGTGTGATGTTGCCACTAAGTAAAGCATAATTACCATTGACAAATAAGCCAAGTCCTATGTTCTTAAGTAACTCTAACATAGTCAAATTTTAACAAAACTAACTTAAAACACTCTTACTTTAAAAGAACATTACAGAATTATTCTGTATTCTTAGAGTAATTATACATAAATATTATATAAAAGTCAATATATTTTATAGAAAATATATATATTTTTTAAAAATAAATATATAAATTTTCTGTATTTTAAAGGTATAAAGAATTTCTTTACACCTTTAAATGCTTATTTTTGAAGCTCTTTAAATAATCTTACAAACTCATCAAGCATTTTAAGTCTTGTTTTTAAACGATGATTTTCTAATACCAAATTTAAAGATTTTTTAGCTTGTAAAGGCAAATCATTATCATTAGCTACCCATTTTTGAATAGTAGTAAGATGCACCCCCAAAATCTCGCTTAACTCCTTTTGTGTGATATTTAACTCTTTACAAACTCTTTTAACAATGTTTTCTTTCTCTTCTGCCATGCTACTCCTTTCTTTTATTCTAAAAATATTTTATCTTTTATGTTAAAAATTCTATATAAAATGATTTTATTTTTATCGTTTTTATAATACTCTAAATCTACTAAAAAATTAAATCCATAAGGATTTTTCAAAACTTCTTCGGCTATTTTCTCATCACTAAAACTAACATCAACCGCATAAGGACTTAAAGCATCGCACTTTGCCTTATGTTTTGTTTTATTGTCTATTTTATTTGTAGTTTTATACATCGTTATCAAAGCATTTTCATGTATCTTTTGATATTCAATTTCCTTTTTTTCGCAAATGTAGTTAGCATTTTCATAAATAAGCTCAGCTTCATCACTATTTATTCTCAAAAGTTCTTCACCTTTATGATTGATAAAAAAAGTATTTTGATTTATAGTAACGGGTGCAAATATATTTTTTAAATTATTGGCATTATACTTAGTAAAATGCGGATTTTCTTCTATTTCTTCTATACTTTTTGATTTGATATTTTTAAAAGATATGATAAGTTCTATAAATTCATTTAATGCTTGAATAGGTGCAATAATAGGCAAAACTTCTCCCGCTATTTCAAAAACCAAAGAATATATATCACTGCCAGTTTCAACCTTTTCTAAAAAAATTTTACTTTGTGTTATACCGTGTTCTTTTGATATAAAACTATCCATTAATTTTTGAAAACTTAACAAAGAATTAGCCATTATCCCAAGTTCTATGTTTTCTTCATGGATAATTTTTATTTTAAAATTAACAATGTTTTCTTTCTCTTCTGTCATATTACTCCTTTTTACTGGTTATTTTAACATAATCGCTTAAAATTTTAACTATTTGAGTTGCTAAAGGGCGGTATTCTTTATCTGCTATTTTTTGCAACTCTTCTTTTAATTCTAATGGAATTCTTATACTTAGCGGTTTTGTTTGTTTTTTCATAATTCCTTCTCCTTTAATCTTTTTACTTCTTTAATAGCCTTATCATCGTTTTTAAAAACGCCTATAAGCCCTAAAGCATCAAGTATTTTTATACGAAAATTACTAAGTTTTACATTGATTTCAATTTCTTCTTCTAACTTCAATGAAATTTCATTTATAGCACTATCTTTTAATGCTATTACACCTTTTAGCCTTTGAATTTCTTTTTCTAAATATCTTATTTTTTCATTTTTTTTACTATTTAAGAACATAGTTTCGACCTTTCTTTTGCATAAAGAAGCTCATAAATTTTATTTTGCAAAGAGCTAATTTCTTTTATATTTTTCATATTTGCTTCTATTTGGTCTTTTAACTCTTTTAAAAGTTCTATTTTTTCATTTTCAAGATTAGAAATTTCAGTTTTTAAAGGTTTATTTTCATCTTTTAAAGACTTGTTTAGCTTTATTTCTTTTCTATATTCATCTTTACTTAGTTTTATGATGACTTGTTCTTTCGTGTGATAAGCTTTCATTTTTTCTCCTTTTAGATTAATGCTTAAAAGGGACAACTGAGTTCTTTAAAATAGTAGAAATAAAACAAAAAGGCGAATTCTCAAGTAGTAAAGTTGCCCCATTTAAGCATTAAAGGAGCTTAAGAAAAGCCAAGAGCCTTGCTCTCTTGGCGTGAGTATTGTTTAAGTATAGGCTAAGCAAGGCTATTCTATAATTTTAGTGGTTTTTTAGTTTAGTTGATTGATTATTTCAATCAACTTTTTTACTATTTTCAATAGTAAGAAAATAATATTTAAAATCTTTTCTATCATTAAAAATAGCTCCTTCCCCACCAAGAGAAATTAGCCACTTAAACAATGTTATTTTATCAAATTTATTTTTATTTTCGATAAAGCCGAGTAAATCCGCAAGTCTCGGCATTGTATAATCGTTTAAGTTTATGCTAAGCGGATTTGGTTAAAATTTGTCTGTGTTTTATAAAAGTGTGGCTATTTAATTGTAAAGTCTTAATAGCTCTAAAACTAATTGTAAAATTAGAATTAAAATAGTTATTAATTTTTCAATCATTTTAGCCTCCTTTCTCAACACCGAGACAAGTTAGCAACTTAAACTTTATAATTATACTTTCTTTTTCTTAAACTCTTGATTTTCTGTCGTTTTTAAAGTGCAAGAAAACCTTAAAAATAGCACTATAAACAATAATAGCGAGCCAAGTTTATGGATAACTTGCTAACCCTTCCGCTATACAGAACTATCAACGCAATAGTAAAGCTTAATTTTCAAGCGGTCAAAAGCTTAAGAAAGCCCTTTTTTAAAGGACTTGTTAAACTTTTAAAAAAGCTTTTTGCAGTGTTTTTCGAATTTTCTAACTCTATCTAAAAGCTCATAAGCATTTCTTATAAATTCATCTCCATAAGCCTGTAAGGATATTGCTATTTCTTCATCATCTTCTAAGCTTATTTCCAAAGAGTTTTTAAAATCTTGCAAGTTTGCAAATATATTTTCTAAATTCTCTTTGCTTTCAAACTCATTTGTAATTAATTCTTTTGTTTGGCTAGAAATTCTTTTTTCTTCTCTATCAAAATAAAAATCTGTAAAACTCATTTTTTATCCTTTTTTTAGTTATAATCACTTTCACTCTAGGAAGGTGATGTAATGGACGAAATACAAAGCTTAAAAGCTCAACTTAATAATCTTCTTTTAAGAGTTAGCGAGCTAGAAAGTAAAGTCGCAACCCTTGAAAAAAGACTAGATGACAAAGATTTTCAAGTTTTAAACGAAACTCCTAATCTTTGAGAGAAATAACAAATCCTTTGTTTTCAAACGCTTCTTTGGTGATTAAGTTTTTAACTGCATTATGAAGAACATTAGCTAAAAACTCTTCCAAAGAAGCGTAACTTTTTGAATAATTTCTTTCAAAGGCTATTTCTAGCATTTTTTTAATATCAGGTCTTAAATCTAATTTAACCTCTAGCATTTTTTTATCCTTTTTGTTTTGTTGAAATAATTCTACAAAATGGATAATTAAAACAAACTTAAAATTTATACAATTTGGATAATTTTTAAAAAATATTTGTGGTATAATTTGTTATATGAATTAAAATAAAGGGTATATTTTTTGAAAAATCAAACATATGAAGATAAACTAGAAGAAGCATTTGATGATTATCTAGATGATAGAATGAGTAAATATGAACTTTTTAAAAAAATCAGTGAAATAAAAATTGAAAATTTAAAAAATATTAAAGATGTTTATCTAAAAGTTCCTAATTTATTTCAATTTAAATGGCTCCTATTCTGTGTAGTAATGTATTTTATTTGCGTTTTTATATCTATGAGTTTTTTAAAAAATGAAGTTTGGTTTTTTGTTTATTTTATATTTTTTCTATATGTTTATGCAAAAGGAGTTGACAGAAAAATTTTAGATAGAGATTTAAGATATTTATCTAATAGCATAGACAATTGTGAAGAATATATAGAAAAATTAAAAGAGAGAATTAAATATATCGAAGATGAGCTACTTGATTTTATGGATGGAGCGAAAGAAAAAGCAATTATAGAAGATTATTTTAAATTAAAAAAATATGCTGAATATGTAAAATTTCAACTTAAAATTTTAGAATCACAGCCAACGTTACAAAATGAATTAGATAAATTGAAAAATTCTTTTAAGTTTGAACCATCACATAAAACAATTGATTTTTATTTTTCTGGAATTGAAAAACAAATAAAAAACGAAATGGGATTTAGCGATAAGATGAAATCGATAATAGAGAATGAAGAAACTCTTTGGTTTAATAAAGATAGCTACAAATTTTATAATTATTTCTATAAAGAACGAGAAGAAGATTAAAAACTATTTGCGATGGATATAAAAGGTTTATGGGGTATTGAGGGTATAAGTAAAATAAAGACTAAAATTTACCACAATCAGCTTTATAACTTTTTATACTCTTGCCAACTTGCAAGTAACTTCACTTGGTTTGTATTGATTATAATCAGCAAAAGCTAAAATAGCTAATAATGATAAGATTATGAGTTTTTCATTTATTTATAAGGGATTTTATTTCAATTCTCATTTCTTCACATATAAAACAAAATAATTTGGCTTTAAATTCTACTAAGAAATCTTTAAAATTTTTTGTTGCGCAAACTAATAAATCATAAAATTCCACTAATTTCTTTTCATCGAAATTGCGTATTAAATCTAAAATTTCTTTTACATCACTTTTTTCATTTAATTTTGAAAATGTTACTCTAATATATTTTCCAAATTCACTATAAGCATATGTTTCGTTTTTTAATTTATAGGTTGATACTAAAAATCTTATTATATTAATAGCTAAATTTGGAATAGGCATTCGTATTCCTTAGCTTTTTGGTTAATTAAAGCAAATTTATACTTCTCATCTTCTAATTTTTTACCATCTAGCTTTGAGTTAATTCTCTCAAATAAATCTTCAAAAGAATAATTATCAAAGTTAAAATCACAATCGAATGGAGTTAGATTATAAAACACTAAAGAGTGAATATAATCAATCATTTTTTTAAATGATTTTCCCATTGTTTTTTGGTCAAATCTATTAAGATTATATTCTTTTAATATTTCATCTATTTTTTCTTTAACTTCGTTTGAGCATTCTGAATTTGGTTTAGGGTCATCTAAAGCTTTTGCTACATCAAGACTAAAAGGTCCAAATTTATAACTTTTAAAATTTATACCGATAAACGGTCTTGAATGTTGTTGATAATATTTCAACTCTAATAAAAATAATATTTTTTGATAAAGCCTTGCCATTAATGCGTCTTTACTTATCTTTTTAAGATAAGATACGGCTTCAATTAATCTTTTTTCCGATGCTGCATCCATTTTCCTCATTATATATCCTTTTTTGGAAATTAATATAATCTTTATGATACTAATTTATTTGCTAAAACAACTAAATTCTTTTTATCTTTTTTCTGAAATAACTTTTCTTTCTGTGGCTTGTGCATCTTTAAGCTTATTAGAAATTTTCCATAATTTGATAATTTCATCTTAATTTGCTTACCGTAAAAACCATTCCAAAATGATTGTATTTTTGTCATAAGTTTTCTTTCTCTATAATTAAACAAACCTAAAATATTTTATATTATACTGCACTTTGTTAAATAAAAACTTTAAATAAAAATAAAACCATTGCTTAAAATTCATCCCACCACTTCTATAAAATTTTTAAAGATTTCAATTTTCATTTACCAATTTTAAATTAGATTTTGGGTTGTTTGGTATCTTTTGAATTTTTACAACTTTATAGATTTTCAAATCATCGATATCATCGATATCAATCCTAAAAGTAGTCGTTTTAAAACTATCACTTTGGTTAACTGGTTTAAATTCAATAACTCCAACATCTTTCTTTTCTACAAAAATCTTGCAAGCAATTTTATTATTATAGGTATAAACAACAAGATCTCCATGTCTTGGTTTTGAACTGTCTGTATCATATATAATAATGTCCCCATCTTCAATTATAGGAAACATGCTATCGCCATTCGCTCTAGCTGCTTTTAAATTTGATTTATTTTGCGATAATGGTATATAAGTAAATTCATCTTGACACTCATAAACATCATTAATTGGCAAGCCGCAACTTACAGAGCCAGTAATTCTAATTCTTTGTACTTCAATTGGCTCATCTGATATTAAAACATTTGCATCAGTTTCTCCAAGAACTTTCATAACCGCTTCGATAAATTCTGCAGTCATTTTTCTTTGTCCTAATGCATATTTTGAAATTGCAGCAGTTTTAATTCCATGTCCATTTCTATACCCATATGCGGTTAATTTCTCTGCTAGCTCATTTTGTGTTAAATTATGCTTTTTTAAGAGTTTCTTTAAATTCTCTCCATTCATATTTTATAACCTTATATTCCAAAATAATTATACATATTGTATAATTTATAATTCTACAAATCGGATTATTTTAAGAAAATTTTAATTATCCATTTTGTAGAATTATATTTATGAAAAGAATAGATTTAATTAAAAAAATAACTTTGAAATTTGGAGGAGCCAATAGCTCTTGGTATGCAAAACTTAACGGCAATAGGAAGGTTGATATAAAAACCGCATTAAAACTAAAAGATGAATTTAATATTCCATTAGAAGCATGGGGAGATTCTGAAATTTTGAGTAAAACAATGAATGAAATTATAAACATACCTAAGCGTGGGAGAAAAAGAAAGGATAGAGAATGAAAAAGGCAATGAAAAGGGTTAGGATTGAAATTGATATTAGCGATGAAACCTATGAGATAATGCTTAAGCTTATGAAAAAAAGAAAATATGAAAAAGTAGAAGATTTACTCTTTGCATATATGGGAACTATGTATAAAATGGAGCTTGCTGGTGCTTTGCTTGAGAATGATAAAAATCTAAGTCTTAATAAGACTTAGATTTCTCCTAGGTAGTTTGGAGTTTCCAAAGAGTAGTGTTGTGGTTGTGCAGCTTGTTCTAGCTGTTTTATCCTGTTTTCTAACTCTTTGATTTGTTCTTCTAACTTTGAAACTCTAGCTTCTGTAGATTTTTGTTTTTGCTTGTCATCCATTTTGATAAGTCCTTTTCTTGATTTGGTGCAAAAAAATTATAGCAAAGGACTTTTTAAAACGGATTAAGGAATGAAATGCTTGAAAGATTGATTGAGATTATAGGATTATTTATTTTTACTTTGATGATGTTGCATTTTAGACTGTTTCTAGTGGCTGGTATTTCGGCTGGGATTTTAATATCTTGCATTTATTATTATCTAAAACGCATTTTTTATCACGGTAGTGAGGACAAATAATGTATTTAAATTTATCTTTTTTAAAAACCATTTCAAAAGGAGTTTTTTTGTAACTAATTTATATCCTAAGTTAGGATATAGTCTTTTTGTCAAATCGTTTTCTAGCTTCATATCTTTAATACAAACTCTTTTTAGTTTTTGTTTTTTAGTTAAATATAAAAACAAAGGACGGATACTTAAACCAAATAAAACACCTATTAAAAAATATAACAAATTTTCTAAAGTGGCGGTTTTTAGCATTTCGGATAAGAAAGAATTAAACATAAAAAGCCTTTTTAATTTAAATTATAACATAAAGGAGCGTTAGTGATACCAAGTTTTATAGCAAGTTTTGATGTAGCTTTGGGGCGTAAAAGCCTAAGAGAGAGAAAAGGCTATTTAAAATTATCAAATACTATAGCTTATGGTGGTCTTAGTGTTGATGCTTTAGCATTGTATATTCAATTAGCAAAGCTTAGTGAAAAAACGATTGTAAGTGAGATCTATTTAAGAGAGTTTATAAAAGTTAAAAATAATCAAAGAATTAGTTTAAACAGACTAAGAATTGCTAAAAAAGAATTAATTGAACTAAGGCTTTTAGAAATTAAAAAGGTTAGAAATGGATCTTTAAATTTTTATGAGTGGATTTTAAAAGATGAAAATTATCAAGTTAAAAAACATTTTAACAAATCTTTATCTTTGCTTAAAAGCAGTGATGAAAAGCTAAGCAAAACTCTTAAAAATAACACTTCATCAATCGACAGAAAATTAACTACTGAAAACGAAAAAAAAGAGAATTTGCATTATATAGAAACACGCACGCACGCACACGATAATAAATTTATAAATAATATAAATATTAATAATAATAAATTTATAAAAAAAGAGAATTTAGAAAATTTAAAAAATAATCAAGAAAAGAAAGAATGCGTTTCTAATCAAAACGCCTCTTTTGTGACGAGCTTTATTGATTTTAGCAAAAAGGAGTTAGAGAAAATGGCAAAAAAAGAGTTTAAAGTCCCAAATGCAAATGAACTCATGAGACAAATAATAGCTTTTAATGAGAAAAATGGCACAAACTTTGGTGAAGAGTTGGCTAATGATTTTATAGGCTATTGGGATGCTAGGGAATGGAAAAGAAATGGAAAAAGAATGTCAAGTGTGGCAGGAAGTCTTTATACATGGCTTAAATACGCTAAAGAAAATGAAGCAAGAAAAAATCAGCGTTTTAACAGAAAAAAAGAAGCCAATCCTAGTGTGGTTGATAGCTTGATGGAGTATTACGGAATGAAAGATGAGAACAAAAACAAGCTCTTAGGATGCTTTTAAGGAGTAGAAAATGCAAGAAAAAATACAAATTTTAATGGACTTATTGGAAATTAATAAGGCTCAAGCAACTGATATAGTAGGTAGATATTTGCAAGATGCAAAAGATATTCATGCTTTCTTAGATTTTTATTTCGAAACTTTAGAAAGAGAGAATATCGTAGGGACAACCTATGAGAAATTAAGAAGAGTTTGCAAAAGAGCTGAAATCGAGTTTAAAAAGCGTTTTGAAGACAAAGAATTTTTTTTAGAATGGTTAAAAAATAAATATAAAAATAGTCCATTTTTTAGATTGCTTGAAAGTGATTTTAAATACTCATATGTTTGTTATGATGGACAGGGCAACCTTTTTAAACGATTAGCAAAATCAATTAATATGTTGGTTTGTCTAAATAATTTTGGAGAATTAACCTACGAAGATGGAGAAATGCTAAAAAATAACGAATTTAAACACGCTTTAATAGATTTTATATTTAAAAATCAAGAGCGCATAGGAAAAGATATATATATAAATACTTCTTATAAGATAAAAGGATATACATCTTTAAGCCATGAAGAAGAATATAATAACTTTAAGAAGGTGCAGAAAAAATTTTTTAAGGAGAATCAAGAAGAATTTCAAAAGAAAGTAAAAGTCAAAATGGCTTTTAAAAATATAAGCTAAATTTAAGAAAGTCTGAAATGGAAAAGTATATTTTAAAAATTGATTTAAAAAGCAATCCTGTACCTTATAAAAGAACCACGCAAAGATCTAAATTTGCATGTAAAGATTATCTTAAATATTTAGATTTTAAAAAACTCTTGCAAATGGAGTTTAGAAGACAAAATAATATTAGCTGTTTTCAAGCCTTTGATAAGCAAAAGAAATATGAGTTTTCTTTAAAAATAGGATTTAACAGCAAAAGGCATGGCGATGGGGACAATATCGTAAAATGCGTGTTAGATGCGTTATTTGAAAACGATAAGAATGTTTTAAAAGGCGATTATGAGATTATTAGTTTTAAAAAATCTTTTTTAAACTTAGAAATCAAAGAATTTAATTTTAAAGAAGGGGTGGCTTGATGGCTAGAATGATGACAAATGGCAAAAGTATGACAAAAGAAGAGCTTGTTTCAAAAATAGAGAGTTATTTTAATGAAAGAGTTGTCTTAAAAGAAACTAAGGAGAGTATTATTTTTGCACCTAAAACAAAAGTGGGATTAGCTGTGTATTTAGGAATTACAATGCAAACCTTAGGCGAGTGGGAGAAGGATAAGGATTTTGGAGAAATTGTATCTCAAGCTAAACAAAAATGTGAAATGGATATTTTAAACCATTCCTTAATCGGCACTTATACTCCTAGCGTTAGTATGTTCTTGCTAAAAAATCAGCATGGCTACGTGGATAAACAAGAAGTAGTTAGCGATAACGTTCAAAAAATTGAAATTATAAGAAGTGAAATCAAATGAAATTAAAAATCGATTTTTCTTACACTCCTGCACAACTTAAAGTTTTTGATGATAAAAATCCACGCTTTATAACTGTAGCAAAGGGCAGAAGACTTGGTTTTACAAGGGGAAGTGCTAAGTTTGTTATCGAAAACTTGCTTTTAGGACAAAATGTTTTATGGGTGGATACCATACAAGCAAATTTACAAAATTATTACGAGTTATATTTTACACCTGAGTTAAAAAACTTACCAAAAGATTTTTACTCATGGAGTGTGCAAGACAAGAAACTAATTATTAATGGAGCAGTGCTTCATATGAGAAGTGCTGAAAGAAGTGAAAATATCGAAGGTTTTGGATATGACCTTGTTATCTTAAACGAAGCAGGAATTATTTTAAAAGGTAGTAAAGGAGAGTATCTTTGGTACAACGCTATAAGACCTATGTTGCTTGATAACCCTAAATCAAGAGCAATTATCGGTGGAGTTCCTAAAGGAAAAAATCTATTTTACGAGCTATGTAGAAAAGAACTCAGCGATAAAAATTGGAAACATTTTCAATTCTCAAGCTATGATAATCCATTTTTAAAAGAAGAGCAAATTAAAGAATTAATTGAAGAAGTAGGCGGAGAAGGTAGTGAAGTTGTCAAGCAAGAAATTTATGGTGAGTTTATAGATAGCTCGAGTGCTGAATTATTTTCTCTAAGTGAAATTGAAAATGCGATGAGCAAGAACTCTTTTAGCATTGAAAAAATGCAAGGCGAGAATATTTGGGGGCTTGATGTAGCAAGATATGGAGATGATAAGAGTGTTCTTGCAAAAAGAAAAGGTTTTGTAATTGATGAGATTAAAAAATACTCACAACTTGGAACTATAGAATTAGCAAACAAAATACTAGCTGAATACAATCAAAGCGAAGATAAACCAAAAGGTATTTTTATAGATACTTGCGGTCTTGGCGTTGGCGTATACGATGTCTTGTTAAATTATGGCTTGCCCGTATTTGAGGCAAATTCTGCAAATTCTGCAACTAGCAATGAATACTTAAATAAAAGAGCGCAGATGTATTTCACCTTTGCTAAAAACTTAAAACACATGGAGCTTTTTAAAGATGAAGAATTAAAAAAAGATATGAGAATGATTGAGTATGAATATAGCGACAAGGGGCTTTTAAAGATAGTTTCAAAAGAGTATTTAAAAAAGAATTATGGCAAAAGTCCTGATGTTAGCGATGCGGTGGCATTAACTTTTTTTGAAAAACTATACAGCAGAAACAATACTAATGAAGATTGGAGTTATGATGGCTGGTGAGTTTTTAATGATCTATGATGCAATTGATGTAAACAAAATAAAAAAGCTTTCAAATTTAAGCGATGAGGCTATAAAGTCAAGTCTTGCAAATGAATTTTTAGAGCTTGTATCAGGGTTTAATAATATTTCTAAAAAGAAATTTAAAAGAGAATTTGCGGAGTTTTTATTTGAAAAAGGAGTGAATGAAAAAGATATTTTAAAAATAACAAATTTAAGCAAAACAACAATATGGAGAATTATGAATGAAAACAAAAAGAACTAATGATGAGAGAGTATCGTTTTTAACACAACTCATTAGCGAAAGTAAAAGTGGATATGAAAATTACAAACCACACTTTAAAGAGTTGCAAGATGCTTATTTGCTTGAAAATAAGGTAATGCAAAAATTGAGAAAAAGAAATAAATCAAGTATCTATATACCAAAAATAAACTCTAAGGTAAAATACCTAATCACTAGCCTAAACGAAGTTTATTTTAATAGCGAAAGAATGGCAGATATTGAAACATATATCAATAGCGATGATACTATTATAGAGCTTTGGCAAAATGCCATAGATTTTTATAGCGGTAAAATCAATATGTTTAAGATTTTTCAACCGCTTTTCTTAGATGTTTTACTTGTGGGAACAAGTATAGCTAAGGTTACTTGGCATAAAGGAATGCCACGCATTGAAAGAGTAGATATTGATAGTATATTCTTTGACCCAAATGCACTAAATAGCGAAGATATAGGCTATATAGTCAATGAAATTTATCTAACTTATAATCAAATCCATGAAAGACAAAAGCTAGGGTTTTATAAAAAAATAGAAATTGAAAAGCTTTTTGATGAAGATGATGAATATAAAAAAGTGAAGCTTTATGATATTTATGAAAGAAAAAACGATGATGAGTGGGTGGTTTCTACCTTATTTGAAAATAATTTACTTAGAAATGAAGTTACTTTGCAAGATGGACAGCCTTTTATCTGGGGTTCAATGCTACCACAACTTAAAAAGATAGATAATGAAAACTATGTAAGTGCTTATGGCGAGCCTATAATGGCTTCAGCTATGCCTTTGCAAGATGAAATTAACATCACAAGAAATCTTTTAATCGATGCTGTAAGATCTCATATTATGCCAAAAATAATAGTACCAAAATCAATGGGAATAAGCAGAGAAGATATAGAAACCCTAGGAAAGCCTATATATACAGATGACCCCAAAGGAATTCAAATACTGCCTCCTCCAAATATAAATAGTTCTGGAATAAATTTGCAATTATTAGAAAGTGAGCTAACAGAGGTAACAGGAATTAGTCCACAAAATAATGGCGCGCAAACAGCACAAAATGAAACAGCAATAGAAATAAGCATAAAAGCACAAGAAGGTGGAAGAAGAAGTGCTGACTACATAAGACAGTATAACGAAACCTTTATAGAGCCTTTATTTGATAGATTTGCAATGCTTGTTTTTAAGTATGGAGAAGATAGTTTTTTTAATGGTTTTCAAAGAGAGGATATTCCTAGTTTTAGATTTAAAATTCAAACCGGCACAGGTGCCATGAATAAAGAAATTAGACGTGCAGGAATTCAAGCTAGCATGCAAGTATTTTCACAACTATATCAAATGTATATGAGCATAGGAGATGCAGATTCTGCTTATGGGATTATAAATGCTAGCAAAGAACTTACTAAAGAATTATTACCAATTTTAGGTGTAAAAAATGTAAATAGTTTATTTGCTTTTGAAAACAATGAAGATATTAATCCGCAAATGCGAGGAGAAACTAATGCTTAATATTGAAATTAAAAGCGATATATCTAAAACCAAAGGAGGAAAGAAATTAATAGATTTTATCAAAGCAAAATATAGTGAATGTTTTTATATAGCAAAAAATAACGATGAGAAAGAGTTAAGGTTAAAAGCTTTAGATACTATGGCTTTTTTAGACATAATAATCAATAAAATAAAGGATGAAGAAGATGGAAAATGATGCTTTAAAAGATTTAATAAATGCCATAACAGATGATGATAAAGGACAAGTTGCTAATAATGGCGACGAACCTACGCAAGTAGCAGATAATGAACCTATGCAGGTTGCTAATGAGAACGAGCCTGATTATAAGGCGATGTTTGAAGCTTATAAAAGTGAAAATGACAACAAATTAAATGCTTTAATGAGTGAGCTTGAAGCTTTAAAAAATCCAAAGAAAGAACCAAGCGAACAAGAATTACAAAGAGAGCAGTATTTAAAAGAATTAGGACTTGATGGACTTGATGAGAAATTAAAAAGGCTTGAAGAGCTTGATAAAAAGCAAAAAGACAAAGAAGAGCAAGATGCACTAATCGCTAAATACGCACAAGTAGAAAGCGAGTTAAGAAAAGCCTATCCTGATGCGGATTTAAAGGCTATGGCAGAACTTGCAACAAAATTAAATGGTTTAGGCGAAGGTAATATTGACAGCTGGAAAACCTTGCTTAATTTGGTCGGAAAATCAAATAATGCCAAAAAAGCTGAAGATTTATCAAGTGCAAATAATAATGTAAGAACTAGTGATTTTAACGATAAGTTAAAAAAAGGCGAAGTTAGCGAGATAGATCTAGGCAAAGAATTATTAAGTTTAGTATAAAGGAGAAATCATGGATTTTATAACAGCTTTAAAAGGTGGTACAGGACTAGGCTCTAGCTTTGCAGATACTTTGATGAAAACAAGCAATTTTACTCCAAATTTAGCAAGTAGCAGTGGTGGTTTTTTAAATGGATTAAAAAATTCTTTTAGTAATTTTGGAGATTGGTTATTTAAAAGTTCTGATGCAAATAAAGTAACTAATTTTGATAGATTAGGAAATGTTTTAGGCGGTGCCGGCGCTTTATATGGTGCTTATAATCAGCAAAAAATGGCAAAGAAAAATTTTGATTTACAAAAAGATGCTTATAACTTCAATAAGTATCTAGCCAATGAAGAGTTAAACAGAAGAAAGAATATGGAAAATAAACTTCAAAATGTTTGGAGTAATTAAATAGATTTGGATTTAAGGAAGCCAAAGGGAAATTATAGCTCCCCTTAAAAAAGGGGAAATCAAGTATTAATAAACCTTGACTATAATTATACAAAGTAGTATAATTATAACTATAATTTTGGTTAGCAATTTAATCACCTCCCAACTGGGCGGTAAATTAACGCTAAAGGGCGGCAACCCTTTGGCGTTGCACCCTTTTAAAATTATACACAAACTTCCTTAAATCCTTTATTTTAAAAGAAAGAATAAAGGAAACAAAATGGCATTTTATAACCCACAAAGAGTAGTATTTAATCCTGATACAGGCGTTATACAAAACGCAGGAAAAATCGGTGGTGTCTTATATGACATCATGAGTAAAAGTTTTGATGATAAAGCTAAAGCTAATGAGTTTCAGCAAGAGCAAGATTTAAGAAAGCAACAAATGGAATTTAATCAGGCTATGCAAAATAATCAGCTTTTGCAAAATGAAAGAAACTTTGATTATCAAAAGGAAAGAGCAAATATAGCAGATCAGCAATGGCAAATGAACTACAATCAAAGAGCTAGACAATATGCCATGCAAAATGCTTTAAGACAGCAAGAAATAAATGCTAATAAGGCTTACAATGATTTAAATTATCAAAAAGGATTATTAGAACTACAAAAATTGCAAAATGAGATAAATGCAAAACAAAAAGAGCAGGATTTATTAAATGGAGTTCTTAGTAATAGTCAAGGTTTCAATAGTCAAAACAATGCAAATTTACAAAACAATACAAGATATAAAGCAGACGCTCAGTTTTTAGATTTAGCAAGTAATCAAGGTAAAACATATGATACAACCCATGGTTTTTGGAATGGAGCTATAGAGCGTGGTTTTGGTGGATGGGGAAGTCAAAGTACGGATTTAAATGATGCAAGTGATTTATTCTTAAAAAGAATGCAAAGTGATTTATTAAGGGGTGGTAAAAATGCTAAATGGAATTTAGAGAATATACAAGCCAATTTCCCTATTAATGGTTATACCATGGAAGCAAATAATCAAAGGGTAGCTCAAGCATTAGCAGGAGAATGGTTAGCAGAAGCTCCAAACTCTTTTAAAATGGAATTAGCAGAAAGACTAGGAAATGCCAAAACAAATATAGAAAAACAAAGTGCTATAGAAGACTATCAAAAGAATATGAATTTTTATAATAACTATGCCCCAAAGGTAAAAGCTTTTTACTGGGATGAAAAATACTCAAAACCTAGTAAAAATGCAGTAATTATAGATAATTCAACAGCTAATCAAAATACACCAAAATTACATAGCGTTAGTTTTAATGGAATTAATGCTCAAATATCAGAGCCTGATGCTAATGGTAATGTAATATTAGTTAATCAAGCAGGTAGAAAAATGCAAGTTAGCGTAGAAGAATTAAAAAAACAAGGATTAATACAATGAATATAAGAGAATTTTTATTAGAAAAACCACAAGAAAATAACATTATTTCATTTTTGCAAGATGGAGTAAGTCAAAGTGAAAATCAAAATACAAGTGAATATTTATCAAATTTAAAAAATGAAGTAATAAATGATTTTTATAAAAATAAAGATAAATATGCCAAAGAATATGAAAAATATAATTTCAAAGACCAAAATTTAACAAATCCTATGGGTGGTATTAGTGAATATAAAAGGGATTTATATGATTATAATAAAAATCCATCCATGAATGCTGATGATTTAAGTAATTATATTTTAGATAAGCAATCTAAATTTAATGCCTCTAAACCTATTTTTGCTGATGATAATGAAGTAGCAAGAAAAAGTAATCAGTTTATGAGAGATTTAGGCGATGAGTTGCAAAAATCAGGGCGTGGAAGATTATTGCAAGATGATGATGGATCTTATTGGGTGCAAGATAATAACGGAAATTATTCTAAAGTGCAAGGTAGCACAATGGGTGATTTATATCGTGGATTAAGAGATAATGGTGCTAGTATGGCTTTAGGAACAGCAGGTGCCATTGGCGGTACAATGCTAGGTGGCGGAGTTGGTATGGTTGCAGGTGGTGCATTAGGTGCATCTTTAGGGGCAGGATATGATTACTACGGAAATACAAAAGATACAAATCAAGATATGAATTTAAAAGAAGCTCTTATGCTTATGGGCGAAAATGCAGGACTTTCTTTAATAGGAGATGCAGCTTTTGCAGGAGTTGCCAAAGGAGCAAGAGCTTTAAAAAATACCTATAATATGGCAAAAACAGGAGCACAAGCCGGTAAAGATATGATAGATGGCATGGCAGTAAAAGGTGGTAATTTAGGTAATAGGGTTATAGATAAAATCACCCAAAAAGATATCCCTATGATAGGAAAATTTACAGATGGTGGCTTACAAAATGCAGAAACAATTTTTAATAATCTTACAAAAAATGTAGAGAATAAAAAACAAATAGATGAACTTATAGCAAAAGAAAATCCAACATACCTAGAAAATGGAAAACCTACAATAGAAATATTAAAAAATATTGTCGAACAAGGACTTAATAAAAATAATCCACAATTTATACAAGATAGCGCTAAAAGAACAAGTGCTATTTTAAAAAATATTTCTAATAGTTTACAAGGAGTTCCTACTACTCAAAGAAGAGAAGTATTATTAAAAGCAGCACAAGCTTATCCAGAAATAGGAAGTTTTTTAGATGATGTTTTAAAGGCTGATAAGGATGCTAGTATTTCTTTTTTAAATATGATTAAAGGACAAGATGAAGTATTTAAAAATAAAACAGGTTTAAATGGTGAGTTTGATTATAAGGCTTGGCAAAAAGATAATCACGCTTATGAGAATAGAATAAACCAAGAGTATGGCAGTGCTATAAGTAAATTAGATGAGCTTAATAATGGAAAAATAGTATTAACTAGTGAAGATTTAGCAAAGCTTGAAAATTTTAAAAATAATAATTTTTTAGATCAAGATGTAAAAAATAACATACAAGGCTATTTAGATGAAATAAAAGGAAAAGAAGTAAGTGCGGAGCAAATTTTTGGATTAAGAACAGCTATAAATAAGCAATTAAACACAGGAAATAAAACATATAATACAAAACAAGCTTATAGAATAGTAAAAGAAATTTTAGATGATGCGTTGATAAGAAATGCTAGTGACAAGGTATTAGCAAAAGAAATACTAGATAATGCAAATAAAAACTTTGCCTTGAAAGAAAATTTTAAAGAAAGTTATTTAGGCATGATAAAGCCTCAAGAAACAAAAGAAGGGCTGACCGATAGATTGGTTAAAGGGCTTAGAAATATAAACGAAGATAAGAATTTAGAAAATGCTTTTAAAGGAATGAATGAACAAGAAAGATTAGCTAATGAAACTCATGTGATGAATGCTTTATTAGAAAAACATAGGATTGAAGGCGTGGGGTATGATTTTAAATCCTTAGCAAGAGATTTAAAAGATGTTGAATTTTCAAGCAAAAAAATAAAAGATGCTAAAGATGTTATTAATACATACGCTTTAATATATAACAATAATAGAGATTTGATAATGACAGCTTTAGCAAGTAGTGGTAGAAAGACAAACTCTTCAATGGCTACAACAATACAGGGTGTTTTTGATAGAATATTAATAAGTGGCATTTTTGCAAGATTACATGCTTTAGCTCCCTTTTTTAAAAGTGCTAAAGAACAAGCATTAAGAAATCAAATACTAGATGCTCTAAAACTTGCTAAAACCAATAAAGAAGTTATATCTAATCTTAAAAACATAAAAATAGCAGATCAAGAACAAAGTAGAATTTTTAAAGATGCTTTAGATAATTATATTAAAGTAGATAAAGAACAAAATAAAATATTAAAAGATGCACTAATAAAAGAAGGTGTTATCAAAGGCGACAACTTCTTCATGGATAAAGCTGATCCGAGCAAAGCAAAGAGTGATTTAAATGTAAAAATAAGCGTTTCTCCAAATGTTAGAAATTTAGCAAAGCTTACAAATGATGAGATTATAGCCGACTTAGAATATTTAGCCAATAAACATAAAGAGATGTTTAAAAAGCCTAGTGATGTGTTTAAACTTATAAAAGAAATTAAAGAAAATCCTACATTTTTTTATAAAAATAATAGAATAGATATAGCTTTAATAGCAAAAAGATTAAATGATAATAAATTAGGAAAACTTGGTGTAAATAAAGATACTGGAGAAGTTAGACATGTGACTAAAGTTAAAGAAAAGGATTTAACAAGGCTTGAAAAAGTTAGTAAGAAAAATACTAAAGAAAATGTTGGCATTATCCAAACTTTCATCCAACCAGGTAGCAAAAATGATAACTCATTGAATGGGCTACCAAATAATCCTAATTCTACCCAAACTAAGCCTAAAAAAAACTTAATGGATGATATAAAAGAGAATATTAAGAATAAAGAAGTAAAGAAAAAGAATAAAAAAAGCGTAAAACAAAGACTTGATGAAAAAATACAAAATGATAAAAAAGCTAGTGAAGATATTCTAAAAAGATATGATAATTTTCTAAAAGAGAATAAAGATTATAATCTTGATTTTTTAGATAGGATGAATTTAAATACTCTTGACTACAACTTAACTAGACAGATGATAATCAATGCCAAAGAAAGCACAAATAAAGGTGTAAAAAAAGATATTCCAAGTGCTTTAAGGGGTAAAATCGAACAAGAATTAAACATACAACCTTTAAAAGAATTTGGCGAAAATTATGCAGAATATTATCACGATGGAAAAGGTGCTTTACAAAAACTACTCATTGAAAAACAAGGGCAGGTAGCAGGTGCTTTTCATAGAAAAGATTTAGGGGATATTGATTTGGTTTGGGGAGAAGTAACAGATAAGATAAAACATAAAGGTTATGGCTTATCTCATATTATCGATAAGCATCCTGAGTTGGATTTGAAATTAATTAGCGATATTGTCGATAAGGGGAAATTAAATAACCAAAACAACATAAGATATAGAATAGAATATAAAAATTATATTATAGGTTTAAGCAGTGAATATAAAGGAAATAAAAGAACTTTTATAATTACAGCTTTTGAAAGATACAAAGGATAAAAACAACACTTTCACCGATTGTTTTTTTGCGGTTAGCTCGGACAATTTACTAACCAACCTTTTATCAATTATAGCATAAATTCATGTAATTATTTTTTAAAATTAAAAGATAATTGGAAGGGAGATAATAGGATTATAACTGCATATAATTTTTATTAATATTATCGCCCCTAGCTCAGCCGATACGCACTAAAGCTAGGCTTAATACTGACACTTTAAGCGTGAGTAGTGTCAATGGCGATTATTAATTATAGCATAAATTCATGTAATTATTTATTAAAATATAAAATGTTAAGATTGTTGCAGCTTTTGAAAGATACAAAGGATAAAAACAACACTTTCACCGATTGTTTTTTATGGAATTTCTGTATTTTTATCTTCTTTTTTTGCAGAATTAGACATTTTTTGTTTTTGCAATTTTTTCAATTTGTTTCTCTCTAAATTCAATATTCTCTTTATATAATTTTGCTTGTTTTTCTCTTATAATAGCATTTAAATCCCATAAATTAAAGCATTCGTTTTTTATAGGTCTACCTACAAAACCATCTACAAAAGCTTGTGTTTTTGTCATTTTGGTTTTCCTTATTTTTGTTTTGTGATTTTTTCGAATTTGGCGTTATACTCTTCATTGCTATGTTTTCTTAATTCTTCGGATTTTTTATAAAAATCAGTTATCATTGTTTTTCCATCTTTTAAAGATGTAGCTTTAAGGATATCTGCATTAAACATATTTGTAAAGCCAAATAAAAAAGCATTTATGTTTGACATTTTTACTCCTTAAAATTCTTAGCTTATACTGATTTTAATTAAATTATACCTTTTTTACAGTTAATTTATACTTATTTTATAAAAGTATAAATATTTGAAGTCTTCACCCTGCTTTTTTTGAAGACTTTTTAGTGTTTTAAGGACAAACTAAGCAGGGTTTCTTTAAAATATCATTAATTATATTAAAGATTAGTTCTTATCTAGCTCTTTATCGCTACGATAAGGACTACTAAAAGCATTAAGATTATAATAACTTCGTTCATCTTAACCTCCTTTCAAACTTTTTACAAAGTCTTCAAAGAGATATCCTTAAAACCATAAAATTATACGTAAAAAATACTTAAAAATTTAATTTCATTTCAAAACACACTATATTTGAAATAGTCATTTTTGGAAAAATCCTTAAAACTAAACTAAGGAGAATTTAAAAATGGCTTTACCTTCAATGGGGCATACAGCACCCGCAACAGAAAATGTTAAGTTAAAACAATCAATATATGAAACGATTATTAAAATTGGAGCTACTGAAACACCAATTTTAAATAAAATAGGCACTTCAAAGGTTACAAATCCTTTAACTCATAGTTGGATTACTGATACTTTTGAAGAACCAAAAAAGAATGCAAATTTAGAGTTAAGTAAATTTGTAGGTGAGACAAAAAACACAGCTCAAAAAACTACAAATGCTACTCAAATATTCATTACCGAAGCCATGGTATCAAAAGCTTTATTAAAAGCAAATCAATATGGTGGCAATGAAATGGAGTATCAAATCGGCAAAAAAACCAAAGAACATAAAATGGATATGGAATATGCTTTATTTGGTCTAGGCAGAGATAGTGATGTAAAAAAATCAGTTTTCAAAGATTATGTTCAAGCACAAGAAGCAACAAGTGGAGAAATGGCTGGACTTTTTCATTATATCGCTAAAGGAAAAGATAGCTTTGCTGATGGAAAGCGTGGAAATGTATTAGCTTTTGATGAAACAGGAGATTGGAGCGGAACTGCAACAGAACTAACAGAAGATAAACTCAATCAAATTTTGCAAACCATTTGGAATAGCGGAGTTACGCCTAAAGATGTCTTTTTAGGAGCTGACTTAAAAGGAGCTATCAATAAATTCGCTACAAGAATTTTAGGTAATGAAACAAAACTAGTAGGACAAGTAGTGAGCCTTGAAACAGATTTTGGAACGGTAAATTTCCATATGCATAGATTATTAACCCCTAAATATGGTTTGGGTGATGTTTTAATTGCTGGAGATTTTGAGTATATGAAACATGGGCTTTATATTCCTACTATGATTGAAGATGTTCCAACTGATATTACTGCAAAAGCAAAAAGATTTTATACGCAAAGCACTTTAGAAGTAAGAAATGCTGATGCTTTTGCTATAGGAGTGGGATTAACTAGTGGAAATAATGCAAAGGCTAAAGCGGTTTTAAAAGCAGCAAAAGGTGCATAATGCTTTGTATTATGGCTAAAAAACTCATTATCGCTAAAGTTAAAAATTCTTACAAAATGATAGAAGATGATGAAGTTTTGAAAGCCTATTTTATGGAAGCATTTTATTATATTTTATCAAAATGTGTTCCTAGCGTTCTTTTAAAAAATGTAGAGCAAGGCGAAAAAGTTTTTAGGCAAGTTAGAAATAATCATTTTTTGATTATTCCTGATGAGCCTGATTTTGACAATGAAAAAGAACATTTAATGATAGATGAAACACTTAGTTTTGCTGTGATTAATTATGTTTGTTATTTGATTACAAGATGCGAAGAAAAAGACTTTCTGGCATTATGCGACAAGATAATTTATGAGTATATAGCTAATGATGGCAAGGAGCTTGATGATGAAAGAACATGGTTGTAATTGTAATTTCACAAAAAAATTTAATAGAGCTTTGAGTTATAAAGACTATATACAAAGTATAAATAGTGCTGATTTTATAGCTTATTTAGATGATAAAAAATGGCTTTTAGCCATGGATGATCTGCTTTTCTTTTGTGAAAAGAGAATCAAAGATAGTGATTATTATGAAGGTTAAAAATGGGAACAAGCTTAAATGAATTAAAAACAGGTAGAGAAAAACTTGAAATCATAAATCAAGTTTTAGCTAGAATAAACAGCATTTCAGAAGCAATAGACAATACAAGACTTGATGAAGTTGTAGGCTTAAAACAAGCTTGCGAATCTTTAAAAAATGAATGTTTAAAATTTAAAAATGATATTGTAGATAAAAATGATGATATTTTAAGCAAATATGATGATATTAATAAAAAATATTCAAATATAAGTGAAAAATACAACAATGTAAATGCAAAATTTGATTATATTAAAGAAGCGTATGAAGATTTTTCTTTAAATAAACAAGAAATACAAAACATTAAAGATTTTTTAGAAAATAATACAGAAGAGTTTGAGAATTTAAAAAAAGATATACAGAAATATGAAGAAATAAAATTTAATTTAGATAATTATATTAATGAAATTAAACAAAATAAAGATTTTGTAAAAGAATATTTTGATTTGAACACAAAAATTAAAGATGAAATTTTAAGTGAACTTAATCATGCTTTAGAAATTGTAGATAGCTTACATTTAAATGTTGATGAATTAAAAGAAATAAAACCTGAATTAATAAGTATTAAAAAAGAAGTAAAAGATTTAGCAAATGAAGCAAAATTAGTAGTAAGTGAAGCAAGCGAAATTATAAAAAATAAAATTAACACTATATTCTTTGAAAACCAAAGATTAAATGAAGAAATGATAGATAGTGTTAAAAAGCTAGAAGAAATTAAATTTGATATTGGAGTTAAATATAAAGAAATAGCTAGTGCATATGAACTACTTTTAGAAAGCAAGCAAAATATAGAAGATTTAAGAGAAGTTATAGCTTTATATAAAGAATTTGAAAATGATATAACATCTTATTCCCAAATTATAAAAGATTTTAAAAGTAAAATAGAAAATTTAGAACGAGATTTAAAATCACAGTCTGAAAGTATCTACTCTTCTTTAAATGATAAACAAAATGAAATATTAAAAAATTTAAATGAAGTAAAAAATGAAGCTTTAGTTAAATTTGATGAACTTACAGCAAAATGTGAAGGGTATAAAATACATTTTGAGCAAAGTTATGATAGGTTTAATCAAAGAGCTTTGATAGCTAATGAAGATTTAGGTAGGTTAGCTGAAGTTGCTAAAAAAGAACTAGGTAATGATAAGTTAATTTATGAAACAGAATTAAAAGTTTTAGCTGAAGAAACAATAAAACAAATGGAAGAAATGCTCAAAGGTTTAAGTGATGAAAGAAATGAAGTCACAGAGGTTTTTGAAACTCAAAAGAAAGAATTTACTACTCTTGTAGATACTTCTAAAGTTATGATTGACAACTTAAATCATATTTTTAATGCGAATTATCAAGCAAAGAAAAATGAGTTTAGTATTATTTTTAATGAAAAATTGCATAGTTTAAACGAGAATAAGCAAGATTTTTTAAATGAGCTTGTGAGCGCAAAAGAAAACGGACTCAATAAAATAAATGAAACAAAAGAGCAAAGCCTTAATGAAATAATCCAAACAAAAGAACAAGGACTTAATGAGCTTGAAACTAAAAAAGGTGAGTGCATAGATGAGATTGACAATCAAGCAAGAATCTATGATATAAGTGGTGTTAAGGCTAATGTTGAATATCTTCTTTCTTTGCTTAATGGTAAAGATGATGGTAAAGATGATGGAATTAAAGATGAAATTGCAAATATAGAGCAAGGTATAAAAGATAAAGAACAAGAGCTTGAAGAGATAAAAAAGCAAATTGAAGAAGCTTTAAATAATAATGATGAATTAAAGCAAAAAAATGAGGAATTAAAGGAAATTAAAAATCAAATCGATGAGGCTTTAAGTCAAGAACCACCTGCTGATACAAGCGAACTTGAAGAGAGAAAAGAAGAACTTGAAAATCAAATTGCTGAGCTTGAAAAAGAGATTGCTGGTGAATTAATTAACAAAAAAGAGGAAATTGAAAAAGAACTTGAAGAAGCTAATCAAAACTTAGAGGACAAAAACAATGAGTTAGAGCAAAATGAAAAAGATAAAAAGCTAATTACACAAAAAGTATTAGATATAACTATTAAAACTTTAGAAGCACTTATAGATACAAAAGTAAGTTTAAATGGCGATGAAGAGATAAATGGAAATAAAACTTTTGCTAATCCTATTTTAGTAAAAGTAGATCCAACTAATGATAACCATTTAACAAATAAAATCTATGTAGATACCGCTTTAAATACAAAAGCAAATTTAAATGGAGATAATATATTTAATGGCACAAATACTTTTAATCAGGCATTAACTTCTCGGGCCAATCCAACAAATGATAATCACTTAACTAGAAAATGGTATGTAGATTATGGTGGTGGAATTAAAAATCTTGGCACAACTGGCAGTATAAATCTAGATTTAAGACAAGCTCAACATTTTATTTTAACAGCAAATGCAAGAACAAGCATAGGAATAGCTAATTTTGGAGGAGTAGGAAAAAGCGGAACAATAACCATAAATAATTGTCAAAATGTAGTAGTTTTTAATGCCCCTTTTAATTTTAGAATAGCTCAAAGTGGATTTAGTGGCACTGAAACTTTTGCTTATTTTTGCATAGCTTCGAATAATGTAAGATTAGTAAGGACTTAAAATGAATTGTCTCCTTCTTTCTAATAATGGTATAGCACTAAATTTACCTCCATCTTTAGGAGGCTCGGTTGCAAATTATAATTATATGTTAAAGCTAGACATGATTTATAAACAAGCAGTGGTATTGCCATCAAATATTAATAATAAAGAAGTGGTTATGTTAGGCGAAGTTTGGACGACTGGAAATATGTCTAATAAAACTTCTGCAAATACTTTGCATATCACATGGAACAATTTTAACTCTAGTGTAGAATTGCATGCTTTAAGTAAATATTACACTGCTAATGCAAAAATCAAAGTAGAGAAAAAATTCAATTTTGGAAATATAAACAACTTACAAATAATGCTAAGTTCTTGGCAAAGCGGTAGTGCAAATGCAAGTGCTGGTTGGAACTTAAGTGATGGGGATAGATTAAACCCAAGAGCAAATTTAACATTATACTGGAATTAAGAAAGGATAAATATGTTTTATGATTTAAAAAATAAAAGTTTAAAATATGATGATATTTTTTTAAAAGATGTAAAAATACAAAACGAAGAAGGTGAAATTGATGCACAAGATACTTATTTTTTAAGTGCTTGCGATGATAAGCTTTTAAAAGAGCTTGGTTTTGCTAAAGTTAAAGAAGAAGAAATCCCAAGTTTTAATGAAAAAATTGAAGAACTTCGCCAAATTCAAACTTATGATGAAGAAAATAATCTTTATATTATTTCTTATGAGATTAAAGAAAAAGCATTAGAAGAGTTAAAAGAATTAAAATTAGAAGAACTAAAAGCTATAAAAGAAGAAAAGCTTTTGTTTATGCCTTTTAAAAATACTATATTTCAAATTGACACGGAAGCAAAAATTAATATTAGCGGAAAAGTTAGCGAGATAATGTTAGCAAATCTCAATAATACTCCTTTGGAAAATATTGCTTGGATTGATAAAGATAATAAAATCACTACATTTAACAAAGAAGAATTTTTAGAATTTGGGGTTGGTATCGCTAAATATACTGAAAGTATTATTTTTAAAAATGATGAACTAAGAAATAAAGTGAAAAATGCCACATCTTTAGAAGAATTAAATTTAATTGCATGGGAGAGTGAAAAATGAGTACTGAAAATATAATAAAAGAAGGTGCTATACTCGGTTCTTTAAGTGGATCTGCATTATTAGGATTGATGGTTTTTGTCTTAGCTGGGATTGCATGGCATTTATATAAAACTTTACATAAAGAAGCTGGGGAAAGAACAAAAGAACTTATAAGTGAAACCAAAAATACTAATGTCCTTATTAGAGAACAAATTGCAGTATCCAGAGCAAGTAGCGATAGTTTGGTTAAATTTATAGAAACACATTGCTCAAAAACCAATGACAAGCTAGAAGCTATAGAAACAGATCTTATGCGAATGGATGAAAGGCTTGTTAAGCTTACTCAAATAAGAAATGATGAATTAAGAAGTATTTTTAAAAAAAGGGAAAACAATGACTAAAACAGAATTAAAAAGGGTTTGTGTAAAGCCATACGATAAGGACAGATTTGAAGTGATACAAGATTATGAGTTTATTTTACCAAATTACAAAGGCATTGTACCACAAGGTTTTAAAACTGATGGAGCGAGTATTCCACGCCTTTTTTGGTCTTTGTTTCCACCTTTTAAAAGTGAGTATTTTAGCGCTTGTGTTGTCCATGACTATTTGTGTATAAATGCAAAATCAAGAGATGATTATAGGTTAGCTGATCTTGTTTTAAAAGAAGCAATGCAAGCTTTAGAAATAAATAAATTTAAGATTTTTGTTTTTTATTGCTCTTGTAATTTATTTCATCAGATCAAATGTTTAATAAAGGGGATAAGATGAGTTTAGAACAGGTTATAAATACTCAAAATGAAAGTTTAAATCAAATTATAAGTAGTTTACAAGAATTAGTTTTAAGTTATAAAAATGGTAATTTGAGTTTAGAAGATGTTAAAAAATTAATTAACGAAACTATTGAAAATATATCAAATGATTACATAAAAGAAAACGAGCTAAAAGAAAAACTAGAAGCCTTGCTAGAAGAGCTTGGAATCAATGCAAATATCAATGAAGAGAGTTTAAAAGAAGTTGTATTAAAAGTTGTTTTAGAAAATCAAGAAAGTTTAAAAGGTGATAAAGGAGATCCTTTTACTTATGAAGATTTTACAGAAGAACAGCTTGAAAATTTAAAAGGGCAAGATGGAGCTAAAGGAGCTGATGGTAAAAGTGCTTATGAACTTTGGCTTGAAAATGAAGAAAACACAGGAAAAAGTCAAGATGAATTTTTAGAAAGTTTAAAGGCTCAAACACCAACAAAAGAAGAAATTAAACCTATTATAGAAGAGATGCTCGAAGATATGAAATTAAATTTAGGCATTAATGGAATAAAAGTATCTAATTCTATTCCCACTCCAAAAACAAAAGCTAATGTTAATGATTTAATTATAACTTATAATGAAAATGTAAAACAACTTTGGCTTTGTGTGGCAAGTGATGATAAATACACAAGTTGGATTAATTTGCTTGGAAATGAAAATATTACAGCACAAGAGTTGATTATTATTAGTTTTGATACAAATTTAAATAGTGGTCAATATGGCGGATGTTTAAGTGATTTGCGTTTTGGTTTTGAAAATTCTTTAGCAAGCACTACGCAAATTATAAAAGGACTTAATGAAGGCAGTTTTTTAATCACTAAAGATGGAATGGGTTTAAAATCTAAAAATTATACTGAAGTTAGCGTTCTTTCAAAACCAAGTAAAAATCAAATAGAAGGAAATATCAAAACGAGCGGAATTTATAATGATCCTGCTTGGCATAATATTACCAATGCTTTAAAAAAATATGATGGCAATGCAAATGAATGCTGTCTTTGGGCTTCTAATATAAAAAATAGTGTAAGTATAGAGCTTTTTACAAATGAAATTCCTATGAGTCTTTTTTATAGGCAAGCTGGATATTATGGAAATGTCAATCTTTCAAATATAAAAATGCAAAAAGCCCTTAGAGTTCAAAATGAAATTATAGTCGAGAGAAGCTTTATAGGAATAAAAAAAGAAATTGATAAAACTACCTATGGTGATAATGCTTTTTTATTTGAATTTGAAGAAGAAAAATGAGTTTAAATCTAAAAATAAAATACAAAAAATAAAAAGAAAGGAATTATAATGAAAATAACAATTAATAGAAGATACATAGGTAAAACTTGTGTTATTGGTAAATTTAAGGTTTTAAGTGATGAAGAAGAAATTCTTTTTGAATGTTTTTCTTTGGAAGAAGATAAAGAGGGTTTAGAAAGTGGTAAAGATTTAAGAATACCTGAAGGAAATTATAATTTAAAAAGACATAGTCCTTCACGATTTGAAAATACTTTAAGAAGTATTACAAAAAAAGATGATGATACAATGATAAATGTTTATAATGATGAAGTTCTATCAAGCCGTGCAATTTTAATACACTGGGGAAACACTGACAAAGACACAAAAGGTTGTATCTTACTGGGGCTTACCAAGGATAATAATAATGAAAGTGTCGGTCAAAGCAGACAAGCTTGCAAAGAATTTTATGATTTGATGTATGGTAAAAATCTTGAAGACATTAAATTAGAAATAACAAATGAGTTAGCATAGAAAGGAGATAAAAGTTTAAGTAGGTTAAAGTTTACACCCCGCTTTTGCGGGGCAAGGCTAATAAGCCTTGACTATAATTACACAAAGTAGTATAATTATAATTATAAACTTCTGGTATGACATTTATATCACCACCTTTCGCGGGTGGAATTTAGCCATAGGGGGTCAGACCTACGGCTAACCCTTAGGGGTATTATACAAAAACCTTACTTAAACTTCTAAAACAAAATATGATAAATCTTTTATTTGGAAATGCAAAGCTTTATATCGCCTTAGCTTTAATGGCAATCTTAGCAGGATATTTTTATCTAAGACTTGATAGCACTCAAGCAAAATTAGAAAAAAGTCAAAATGATTTAGCCTTAGCTTTAGAGATTAATAAAAACAACGAAGCAAGGCTAAAAGAACTTACGCAAATTCATAAAGCAGAATTAAAAGCAATCAATGAAGCAAACAATCAAAAAAACGAAGTTAAAGAAAGGATAGAATATGTTAAAGAATACATTTATAAAAGCAATGAAAATAATATTACCAAGCTTTTTAACGATGTCGTTGATAGGTTGTGGGATGCAAACTCAACAAGTAGTAACCAAAATAGAAATTCAAAAAGTAAGAATTCCGCAAGAACTACTAACATTAAGCCCCCTTGAAAAGCCAAAGGCAAAAAATGAACTAGATATTTTAAATGCTTATTCTATGCTTTTTTACAAATACAAACAGTGTGAAATTCAGATAAGCAAAATAAAGGAGCTAAATAATGAGTAATACAAATGTTGATTACAACAAAAGACTTGAAGCATTTAAAGAAATTTATCCGCAAATTTTAGAAATGAGTTTAGCAGAAAAATCTCCATTTGGAGAATTTAAAAAGCTTTTAGAACAATTTGGAAACGATAATGTTATAAGAAATGACCAACAATTTCAAAGCTTGGCACAAGCGTTGGTAAGTGTTGGACAAACCATAGTGGCTCAAAGTCAAAATACAGCTTTATCCATGATTTTACAAGGCGATGAAAACGAGCTTAACGCTGAAAAAGCTTTACTTTTAAGAGCTCAAACAGAAACAGAAAAAGCAAAACCTGCATTAATAGCTAGACAAACTTCACAGATAGATGATAATTTAAGAATAGAAGCTGCAAAAGTTACACAGAGTGTTCAATTTGGATATTGTGCCGGTGGTCTTGATATACCACAAGAAATTATGAAGCTTGTTAAAGAAAAGATAGAAAATATAGAAAAGTCTTCATAATGCTTATAGATGAAAAAAGGCTTATGAGAAATTATACTCTTAAGCCTGCTTATCCATCAAACATAGGAGAATTGGATACACAAGAAGTATATAAACAATGGTTTACCTATGCTATGATAGGGGTAAATAAATATGTTGAGCTTTTACATAAACAACTTGTAAGAAAAGGTAGAAGTCAAATTCAAAATATAAACCATCCGCTATTTAAAAATTCGTATATAGTGAAAAAATATAACATTAAAAGTTCTAGCACTGCACCTTATAATAAGGAAAACTATAATGATTTAGGACTTAACCAATTTTTCGTAGGGCAAGATCCATACAAACCTTATCAAGGAGATCCTAGTAGTGAAAATGGAATATATCATGATATTTGCGAAATAAGAACTAATTATAATTTAGGAGGTATGCAGTATTATTATGGTTTTCCAAATAATTTAGCTCTTTTATTTGAAAAAGAAAAAGCTTGGAAATATAATGGAAAAGGATTTTTTTATATTGATGAAAAAATAAATTTCAAAGATATATTAAATAAGGCATTGGAAAATATAAATTATGAAATGCTTATAAATGATATAGAAGTAGTTATTTTTTCTCAAACCATCCAAAAAAATAATGAATGGATATATCCTAGTATTGATGATATTAAAATACCAGAAATTAAAGTAGAAAATGTTGAATTTAAACCAACTTTTGAAAAACCTTATAAAAAATTATGCATTGATGTTGAAAAATTTTATAATGATTTTAAAGAATTAAATAAAAATATATTTAGAATCGAAAAAGTAGAAATAACCTATAATGTATATGAGAAAGCACAAAAAACTAGAGAGAGTGATCCGAGTAAAATATATTATACTTTAACAAGCAAAAAGATATCTTTTTTTGAAGTATTTAACTCAATAAAAGAAAATTATAAATGCAAATATGCAACTCCTTTATGTTTTTATAATGGGTTTAATTTAGTTTGTTATGAAGAGCCTTATGTTGCTTATTCTTACCTCAATAATCAAAGCTTTGGAAAAAAAGATACAAGTGTTACGCCAAGCGTATATCCGTTATATAGAAAAAGTTCAAATTTACCTTATGGACGTAGAGATAGATGGTTTGCATTATGGGATAGTTTTTATTATCTTTATGTATACGAAAAATCAAGCAAAGGAATTTTAAGCTTTTTGGCACCTATTGTTACTATTATTTTGGCTGTAGCTACTTGGTGGATTGGCGGACAAGGTGCATGGCTAGGAACATTGATAGGGGTGAGTGAGAATGTAGCTGCGGGTATCACACTAGGAATTAGCTTAGGTTTAGCCGTGGGTTCACTTACTGGAAATAAATTATTTTCAATTCTTAATGCTGTTTGGGGTTTGGTTAATTTTTTAGGTGCTTGGGGTGCTAATAATTGGAATTTAGCTGCAGATTTTACAAAAAATACAGCACAAGCAGCACAAGAAATGTCAACTTTTGAATCAACTTTAAATATTATTGGAAATTTACTAAGTGGAGCTAGTAAGATTTTTGATGTTGTTCAAAGCATTACAGCAGATACTCCTGATATGATAAATGAGCAAAGCGATGATTCTGATAATGAAGGTGGAAATGGAAGTGAAGCTGAAGAATTAGCAAAAGATGCAATTAATCCAACTTTATGGTATAATTTTGAAACTGCAGATATATTAAATGAAAAAATAGAAAAGAAAGAAAAACCTATTTTTATATTTTAA